GTAGTCGGGTATTTCAGTGGGGCTGGAACCCAGTTGGTGGAGCCAGTGGGTTTGACACTCTTTTAACACCAAATAACTTGGTGTTAGAGGTAGAAATTGGTACAGTAACGGTAGTTGTAACTTAGGAGTTCAAAATGGACAAAGCGGACATGAAGCAGGACAAAAAGATGATGGCTGGAGCCGTGCATAAGCACGAGAAAAGGCTTCATCCCGGCAAGCCTATGACAAAGCTAGCCAAAGGTGGCAAGACCAATGAGATGATGATGAGTATGGGTCGTGGTATGGCTAAAGTAGCCAACCAAAGGGGCAAATAATGGCTAAATTCAGCATGAAACGAGACGGTAAAGAAGTTGGCGGCGCAAGCGTCTACGCAGAGCCACACACTATGGATGGTAAGGCAATGAAGATTTCCTCCACCCCCGGCAAAGAGCCAAACCGCAGCAAAGCCGACACGGTCAATATGAGCGTTGGCAACATCAGCAAAGCTGCTGGTAATCAGCCTATCAAAACCGACGGCATTAAAATGCGCGGTACAGGCGCGGCTACCAAAGGCTTGATGTGTAGAGGCCCGATGGCATGAACTACACCGAGTTGTATAACACGATTCAAACATACACGGAGAATCAATTCCCCGATGTATACCTTGCGAGTGGGGGTACGGTTAATGCAACTACGCAGATAAACACGTTTATCACGCAGGCTGAACAACGTATATACAACTCAGTTCAGTTCCCATCCCTTCGTAAGAATCAATACACTGCGATCACGTTAAACAACAAGTACATATCTTTACCAAATGATTTCTTGGCTGTGTATTCTTTGGCGTTGGTGACGGGAGCTACTGGTAGCCCTATTAACTTGGACACAGGCACGTTTGAGTACCTACTTAACAAGGATGTGAACTTCATCCGTCAGGCGTACCCAACGCCAAACGATACAGGCGAGCCAAAATACTACGCCTTGTTTGGCCCGACAATTGTCAGTTCAGCAATTACAACTGAGTTGTCTCTTATTGTTGGCCCAACACCTGATGCCGCGTATTACGTAGAGTTGCATTACTACTATTACCCTGAGTCAATCACTACAGCAGTTACAACTTGGCTTGGTGACAACTTTGACACTGTACTGTTGTATGGCGCACTGGTTGAAGCCTACACTTTTATGAAGGGTGAGGCGGATGTAATTGCTGGATACGACATGAAGTACAAAGAAGCCCTTGCACTGGCTCAACGTCTTGGTGATGGCATGGAACGTAGTGATGCATATCGCAGTGGGCAGTATCGTCAAATGCCTTTGCCTCAAAATAACGGGGTGCGTTAATGGCATTTACCGGTAACTTCTCTTGCAATGTTTTTAAAACTGGGTTGATGAACGGTACGTTCAACTTTACTTCGGGGACGTTCTATATTGCACTCTATACCAATGCAGCCACACTTGATGCCTCTACCACGGCTTATACGGCTACGGGCGAGGTTGTGGCTTCTGGGTACACGGCTGGTGGGTTGGCACTCACGATTGCCCAAACTCCCACGGTAGGCAACTCAGGCAGCACCGCTTTTATCTCTTTTAACAACGCAGCTTGGACTTCGGCTCTTACTTCGCGGGGTGCTTTGATCTATCAAAACGGTGGTGGAAACCCCGCAGTTTGCGTTTTAGACTTTGGCGCAGACAAGACATCAACCACAACATTCACGGTACAGTTCCCCGCTGTATCAAACACATCGGCAATCATAAGGATAGCGTAATGGCACTTGTAACCACAACCAAAGGCGACATGGACGATTCTTTGCTTGAAAAGCGAGAGGGTACAGTCGATAATGACGACGAAACCACTTCATGGGTTGAGTACTGGCTAGAGGGTGAGCTTGTTCACCGTTCTGCCCATGTAACTTTGAAAAAAACCGTAACGCTTACTAGCTCAGTGGCATCTTTTTAAGGAACTATCATGGCAAATACTCAATCGATGTGTACTTCTTTTATGAGCCAGCTTATGCTTGGTGAGCATCAGCTTGGCACTGCAACACTTGTCTCACGTACCAGCTTAACCGCACCCACTACAGACACGCTCAAAGCGGCTTTGTACTTGACATCTGCAACAATAAATGCCTCTACCACGGCTTATACGGCGACTGGCGAAGTGTCTGGTACAGGTTATACCGCTGGCGGTGTGACGGTAACGAACGCCGTGGCTCCGACTTCGACCAACAGTTCAGCAACTGCTGGTGTAGCATTTTTTACGCCTTCAGCTTCACTTACCTACACCACGGTAACACTGTCTACGGCTTTTGATGCTGTGTTGATTTATAACTCAACTCAAAGTAACAAGGCTATCAGTGTTCACACGTTTGGTTCACAGACCATCACGGCAGGCACTTTTACGTTGACGATGCCAGCAAACACTACATCAGCGGCGTTAATTCGCTTGGCAACAACCTAAGCGGAGGCGGCGTAAGCCGTAGACCATGTTTGGTATATCCGCATTTGCAGAAGCCCCATTTGCGTCTATTGCCGGAAACGTAGTCGTCGTTGCCCTGACGGGCGTGTCTGCTTCTGGGAATGTTGGCACAGTCACAAATGGTGGCGTAGTAGTTGCACTGTCCGGCGTAGAGGCATCCGGCCTTGTTGGTGGGGTAATCTACAACGAGTCGGACGCAGTGTCTACTGCTGTAGCCGAAGGTTTCGTTGGTGCAGTAGAACCTGCAATTTCCGTTGCCTTGTTGGGCGTAGAGGCTTCAGGTTTTGCGGGGACGGTAACTCACGCTAAAGAAGTCGCAATAACTGGGGTTCAGGCGGTTGGAAGCGTTGGAACGGTTGAGCCGATTGTTTCACCTGCCTTGACAGGTGTAGAGGCTTCAGGCGCTTCAGGCGCTTTAGGCGTTCCTATTGTTGGTCAAATAGCTTTTGGCGATGTAGGGTCTGTAACTCCAAGCCAGTCTGTGGCGGTATTAGGTGCGGCGGGTTCTGGTGAAGTTGGTACGGTATCTTCCGCAATTTCTGTTGCCTTGACAGGTGTAGAGGCTTCAGGTTTTGCAGGGACAGTAATCCCCGGTAAAGAAGCTGCGTTGACAGGAGTGGTGGCTTCTGGGGCTGTAGGTACAGTTGGTGTTACATACACCAATGCCTTGACGGGCGTGGCGGCTTCTGGTGCTGTTGGTACAGTAATTCCAAGTAGCACAGTTGCGCTGACAGGAGTGGTGGCTTCGGGCGCGGTGGGCACGCTAGCTTTTGAAAAAGCGTTTGCTATAACAGGTGTTCAAGCAGTTGGAAGCGTTGGTTCGGTTGGATTAGTTGTTTCACCTGCTTTGACTGGGGTTCAGGCCGCTGGTTCTGTAGGAAATGTAATTGCTATATATTGGCAGTTGGTTGATGACAGCGAAACCTCAAACTGGCAAAATGTCAACAATTCTCAAACTGCTGGCTGGGCACTGGTAAACAATGCGGAGACATCCAACTGGGCTTTGGTAGATAACTCAGAGACACCTAATTGGGCGTTGGTAGACAACGCAGAAACATCCAACTGGGCTTTGGTTGAAACAGATTAAGGACACACATGGCACTCGTACTTGCAGATCGCGTAAAAGAAACTACCACCACGGCTGGTACGGGGACAGTGACGCTTCTTGGGGCGTCTGCTGGGTTCCAATCTTTTGCTGTTATTGGTGACGCCAACACCACTTACTACACCATTGCAGCCCAAACCGGCACAGAGTGGGAAGTTGGTATTGGTACTTACACCTTGTCAGGTACAACCTTAGCCAGAACAACGGTGCTGTCAAACAGTTCTGGAACACAACCTTCCGCGTTGAGTTTTTCAGCGGGCACAAAAGACGTATTTGTAACGTATCCCGCTGCAAAGTCAATCAATGAAGATGCTTCTGACAATGTGGGGATTGGTACAAGTGCGCCCACAGACAGACTTGACATTCGTTTTGCAACTGGGACAGGAAATGTAAAAGCTGGTGTAGTTGGTGGAAATAATGTAAAGCTTTACAACACTACTGGAGATATAACTTTACTTTCATCAGACGCATCATCGGATGTAACTTTAGATAGCCAGCGCAACATTTTATTTAGAACAGGTAATACTGAACGTGCCCGTATCACCTCAACAGGTGGCGTATCTTTTGGAGCAACTGGAACAGCATACGGAACGTCAGGTCAGGTTTTAACTTCGGCAGGAAATGCTCCTCCAAATTACATAAACCAATCCAGTATTGCTGCTGGCTCTGCAACTAATGCTACTTTGGCTACAACTGCAACCCTTGCAACTTTGGCTACTTTGGCTACTTTGGCTACTTTGGCTACGCTGGCTACAACAGCAACCACGGCAAACGCCACAGCGGCGGCTTTGACAGCAGGTTCGTTTTTAACAAGTGGTGGTACTTTTAACGGTTCAACTGCCCGCACGTTTGCTGTTGATGCAACCAATCTAAATACAGCCAGTAAAGTTGTTGCCCGAGACGCATCGGGTAATTTCAGTGCAGGAACAATTACGGCAACTCTGAGTGGCGCAGCTTCATCCGCAACCAATGCTACTTTTGCTTCTTCAGCAACCAATGCTACTTTTGCTTCATCCGCAACCAACGCTTCAGCAGCAACCAATGCCACCTTTGCTTCATCCGCTACCAACGCCACTTTTGCTTCGTCTGCAACCAACGCCACTTTTGCAACGACAGCAACGACTCTTAATTCTTCAAACTACATCCAAAGAACAGGCTCATCTGGAAATTTAAATACCGATTTCCAAAACACTCCCGCTGGCTCCACAAGAATCCAAGGAGATGATGCAGGTTTATCGAATAGCCCAGGTGGTACATGGTGGTTTTATGACAACATGCGTCATTACAATGGAAGTAACTATTGGGGTACTCAGGTTGCGTGGGGATGGGAAGATAACGCTAATAGACTTGCAACCCGAAATGTGCAAGCCAATAGTTTTGGTAGTTGGGTCTACTACCTTAATTCAAGTAACTATACTTCCTATGTTGCACAGCTTTCGACAGCAAGTGGTTCAGCGCCATCATATTCAGCCCGTGCTTGGGTGAACTTTGCTGGATCTAGTGGAGGAATAAGGGCTAGTGTAAATGTTTCATCTGTTACAAGAAATGGTACAGGGGATTACACAGTCAACTTTTCAACTGGAATGTCTGACGCTAATTTTTCTGGTGTTGTGTCTAGTTCTGGTGTTGTAAACGGTCAGCATTTACCTACTTTTCTTGGTAGCCCCGGTAGTAATGATACAAGTTCGCATCCCTCTGCCTCAGCGTTTAGATTTAGTTCCTACAATGTCACAAACTCAGGTTTAAGAGGCGACCCAACAGAAGTTAACGTCGCAGTATTTAGATAAGGATTCAAAATGGATGATGTAGTTATTGTTTATAAAAACAACGCAGACAAAATCACTCTTTGTTTTCCATGTCACGATAGCGGCTTAACCATAGAGCAGATCGCTAAAAAAGACGTCCCCTATAACGTGCCATATAAAGTCTTTCCTAGAGAAAGTTTGCCTGATTTTACGTTTTCAGATGCGTTTGAAGTTGATTTTTCAAACCCCGATGGCTATGGCGCTAATTGGGGTGTTGGCACAACAAAGGATGTTATGGGGTGGAATGAAGACGGGTCTCCAGTTTTAAGGGGCGACGCATGATTACAGTAAACATAGACAAAGCCAAAGTCATAGCGCACACAAAACGCCGTTTAGCTCGTGAGATGGAGTTTAAACCGCATGATGAATTAATGATGAAACAGATTCCCGGCACTGATTTAACTGCTGTTGAAGCGGCAAGGGTGGTAATCAGAGCCAAATACGCGACAATGCAAACTGCTATTGACGCAGCCTCAACAGTAGATGAAATCAAGGCAGTGATGCCACAAGGAGTTTAATTATGAGCAGCACATATTCAAGCAGCCTGCGTGCCGAGCTTATCGGCTCGGGCGACCAAGCCGGTACATGGGGAACCACTACCAACAACAACTTCGCTTACATTTTTGACTCGGCAATTGCGGGAATTAACACTGTAACTGTCACCTCCACTGCGCAGGCTCTGACCTATGTAAACGGGCCGACATCCTCTTCGGCGCTAAATCAGTCCATATATGCCATTTTAAAGTTTAATAGCGCATCTGCGGCAACGGCTATCTACGCTCCGCCAGCACCCAAAATATACATTATTTGGAACAACACCAGCTACACCATCACTATCTACAACTCTACGGTAATTGGTAATACAACGGCTGCGGGTTTAGGCGTAGCAATTCTCACCGGCAATAAGGTCATGGTGTGGTCAGACGGGACAAACTTCTATGAAGTCCAAGCCCAAAACTTAACCGGCACACTTGCTATTGCCAATGGCGGCACAGGTCAGATTACAGCCAACGCTGCGTTCAATGCACTGGCTCCAGCGCAGACAAATAACCGACTACTTCGCTCAGACGGCACAAACACATCATTTGCTCAAGCTGTTCTAACCACTGACGTAACTGGGGTCTTAGGCGCAGCTAACGGCGGCACAGGCATTGCAAATAATGCAGCAGCCACACTAAACCGCAATGGTAACCACGCCCTGACGCTTACAACTTCCGCTACAACTTCCATCACATTACCCACCACAGGCACATTGGCTACATTGGCTGGCACAGAAACACTGACCAACAAAACCCTGACCAGCCCAACCTTAACAGCCCCTGTTCTGGGTACACCCTCTTCGGGCACGCTAACAAACTGCACTTTTCCTACACTTAATCAAAATACCACAGGCAACGCCAATACAGCAACTTTGGCTACGCTTGCAACACTAGCTACTTTTGCGACTTCTGCTGGCTCCGCCACAAATGCAAGCGCCGCCACCAATGCCACCTTTGCTTCATCTGCAACTAACGCTTCTTTTGCTACCAACTCAACCAACTCAACCAACTCAACCAACTCAACTAACTCAACCAATGCAACACTTGCCACTCTTGCAACACTTGCAACACTTGCAACTTTGGCCACCAATGCAACTAATGCGATTGGCAATGGTCAAACTTGGCAAGCTGTAACAAGAACTCAAGGCGTACCTTATACCAACAATACAGGTAAGCCAATAATGCTAAGTATCAACATAGCGGGAACGCCGGGCGCTTTCATCCAATTAACTATTGATGGAGTAACTGGGATTGGTCTTTCAAGCACTAATCAGACTGGCACTTTAACTGCTACTGCAATTATTCCAAATGGCTCGACTTATACTCAAGCTGGCAATACAGCAACCCAAGCGGCTTATGAACTCCGTTAAAGATATAGCCCAACGCACTGTTTAATGGTGAAATGAAATTGACCCACTCAGCATCCTCTTTGCCGCCAATGCCTGCGTCGCTGCAATCAAGCAGGGATGCAAGCTGTACAAAGACGCTAAAACGTCTTTCATGGAGATCAAGAAGACTGTTGATGAAGTTGCTTCAGATGTCAAAGCAGTCAGAGGGTTCTGGGCAAAGCTCTTCGGAACAGCACCCGCCGCCCAAGCCAAGCCTGTGGCGAAAAAGAAGGAAGCCTACGTTGCCGTTGACGAAACCCAAGTCATGGCAGACATCGTTGTCCAGCTTTCCCAGTTTTTTAAACTGCAAGAACAGCTTGCCGACCACATAAGGGAAGAGGAAGAGAAGAGCAAAACAGTCTACGATCCCGACGCTAACCTGATGGAAGCCGCCCTAAAGCGGGTGATGGCTCAAGACCAGATGGCTGCGTTGGAGATAGAGATAAGAGAGGCGATGGTGTACGGCGCTCCTAAAGAGATGGGGGCTTTGTATAGCAAAGTGTTTGATATGCGAGATGTCATCAAGATAGAGCAGGACAAAGCAAGGAAGAAACGGGATGATGAATCATGGCAACGCAAGGAAGAGGAGCGGCTCCTAAGAGAAAGGCAGGCGTACCTGCTGGCGACTTTTCTTTTCCTCC